AGGGATAAAAAGAACGGAACCGACATTGTGATGGCGTTATGGATGGCAATTTTGAACCTGCCGAACCTGACCCAAGTCAAGAAGCCACCTCGACAATGGCGACCGTCATGGATGATAGGTGACTAGTGTGATACCTTTACACCCGTTGAATCTAGTAAAGGTCGCGCATGAAATCAGTTGAGGAAATTGTTGATCTTTATCGTGAGCGTCATCAAAACCTTGGGCCGATCCTCCAGCAGATGCGTGAGGTGCGCCGACTCGCTAACGGTGAAGTAGTTGTACCCCTGTCCGAGTTGGACCGTACATCTCGTTCATCTGTAGCGAACCTGTTTGTTCAGGGTCTTGACCAAATGGCTATGCGTGTCACCTCGACATCCCCTTCTCCGTATTTCCCTGCCCTGCGTGAAGGACAAGATCGCTCTATGCAACTTGCCCGTGACCGCAAGCGAGCCATGTTGTCCATGTGGGATCAAAACCGCATGAACCAAAAGGACCGCCGACGTGCGCGTAACTTCTTCGCCTACGCCTCAGCCCCCGTTTTCCTCAAGCCGAACCTTGATAAGCGTCTTGTCGAATGGCATCTTCGTAACCCCCTTGATACCTTCGCTGCCCCTATCACGGACGAATCAAACCCTGTCCCTGAGAATGTGATCTTCTCCTATAGCCGTCCGTATGCGTGGGTTATGCGTAACTACGGCCCATTGTTGAACGGTGTTCTTCGTGTTGGTAACCCAAACCCTGACGATCTGTTCACCATCCTTGAATATGTATGCGAAAACGAAATCGTTGTGTTGGTGCTGGGATCAGAAAAAGATCGTGACCCAATCACCGGCGGTGCCTACATGGGTCGTGCAGCGGTAGAACTGTCCCGTATCTCTAACCGTACTGGTATGCCATTGGTTGTCATCCCCCAGCGTATTACGCTTGACAAGCCCCGTGGACAGTTCGATGGTCTGCTTGGAATGTATTACACCCGCGCCCGTCTTCAGGCTCTCACTGAAATCGCTATTGAGCGTGGCATTTTCCCCGATGAATACCTTGTTTCCCGCCCAGGTGAGAACGCTGAAATCATCCAGATCGCTGACGGCAAAACAGGACAGTTGGGTGTTGTCAAGGGTGGCGACATCCAAGTACAACAGTTGAACCCTGGCTACAAAACAGACACAGCCTTGGACCGACTTGAACGCCAAGAGCGTTTAGAGGGTGCTATTCCTGCCGAGTTCGGTGGAGAATCAGGCACCAACATCCGTACCGGTCGTCGAGGCGAATCCATTCTTTCAGCAACAGTGGACTTCCGAGTCCAAGAAGCACAAGACACATTCGCAGCTGCCCGTGTTGAAGAAGACAAAATCGCTATTGCCCTTGAAAAAGCATATTGGGGTAACACCGCTAAGTCTTTCTTTATGCCAGGCACCTCAGGCGGGATGAAGGATTACACCCCGAACAAACTGTGGGAAACAGACTTCCACTATGTGTCGTACTCAGCTGCAGGTTCCGACGTGAACAACCTTGTTATCGGCTTGGGTCAGCGTCTTGGTGCAGGACTTATTTCTAAAGAATCAGCCCGTGAAGCAGACCCACTGGTTGCAGATCCTGAGTTGGAAAAGGATCGCATCGTTGCCGAGGCAATCGAGTCGGCATTGCTGTCCTCTATTCAGTCTCAAGCTGCAGATCCGAACGGCCCATATCAGCCTGACGACCTTGCTTTCATCGCTGATCGTGTTCTTCAAAACAAGATGTCGTTGCCTGAAGCAATTCAAGCAGCACAAAAGCGCGCACAGGAACGGCAGGCAACACCTGTCCCTACTGGCGCACCTGAAGCACAGCCAGGTTTGTCTATGCCAGGCATGGGTATGGAACAGCCACCGTCTGCTCCGCAACCTGGTGGTATTGAAGGATTACTCGCACAACTTGGCGGAGGAGGTGGAGGACTTCCATCACCGGCTGGACCGATGAGTTCACCATTGCCTCCAATGCCACCAATGGGAGCAGGGGCTTAAATGGCAAAGCAATATCCAAACCGATCCGATCTTCGTAACGCCGGTGGCAAAGTAGCCAAGCAGACAGCGACAGGTCAAACCTATGGCGAAGCAAAAAAGCAGATGGATGCACAGTCGGCAGTGCCAATGGCTGCAGCTCCTACTGATGCCCCGCCACAAATTCTTCCTGGTCAGTTAGGTGCGTTTAACCGCCCAACAGAACGACCCGATGAACCTGTTACCGCTGGTGCATCTTTCGGTGCTGGGCCTACTCCCCGCACACAGTTCGCTGTCCCGACAAGCGATCCTATTTTGACAGAGTTACGCGCTTTGTATTCTGCTTATCCTTCTACAGAACTTGCGGATATGCTTGACTCGTATGTTCGTGAGGGGTATTAATGCCGATTTTTGAAGGCGACCCAGTCACACAAGACGCACGATACAAAGCGTATTACGACCAACAAAAAGCAGAACAAACAGCAAAAGAAACTGCGACCCCCGACGTTGCTACTCGTGCTTCACAGATCTATAAAGATGCTCCGTATATCCCTGCCTCTGTCATTATCTCTATGGCTAAAGCAGGAACATCGCCACAAGCAGTTGATGCGATTAAAAAGTCTGCGGCACAGCAAACAGCAGGACAGTTAGACCCAGCAAAGCCAAAGAAAAAAGGCTGGTTTCAGGAAGTTATCCACGACAACATAAAAGCAGCTTCTCGATGGAGTTTTGCTGGTCTGTCGCTTATTCCTGATTTGGTTCAAAACGTCGCTTCTCAAGCATTTTCTGGTAACGACCCAGCAGGGTTTGATGGTTGGTTTAAGTCCACCCAGTTAGGCACATTGATGTCTAATACTCAAGAAGCCGGTGAAGGTTATTTCCTTAGCCAAAAGGCGATGGAAACACAGGCTGAGCGCGCACGTCGTGTCCGTGGCACAATCAACAACAGTGCTTGGACTATTGGCCGTGGGTCTGCTGAACTTGCTTTTACACCTGGTTCTAAGCCTTATTCAATTTTGTCGGGATTTGTTGACGCTGCCGTACAAATCGGTACAGATCCAACGATGTACGCAGGTAAAGCGGTTAAAACAGCAAGGCTTGCTAAGGCAACATTGCCAGGTATATCTGCGGTTGATGAAATTGAAAGTGCCGCAAAATTGGCTAAAGGTGTTGCGGGTTTAGGATCGGCAGACAGTGCAGCCTTTGAAGCATCAAAGTTTGGTCAATGGGTTTTGTCTGACAACCGAGCAAAGCGTTTGGTTGCCCGTGTTGTCGAGGTTGCAAGCGACACCACAAAAACAATTGATGAAAAAACTTTGTTCATGTTGGAAAATATTGACGGTTTAGACACCGCTACTGCCAAAGCATTTGCTGAGGCTGATGACGAAGCAAAAGTTCTTGGTCTTCTTGGTACAGCCTCTGCTCGTTTAGCAACAAACCCTGCCGACGTTCTTCTCCCAACAGACATCAGAGACATCCGTCTTGCCAGATTTAGTGCGATGATCGGCGATGAAACAAAGGAACGAATCCCTTTGTGGCGTTCATTGAGAAACAGCCGTTGGTTTGAAACAATGCCCAAAGGATCTGTCATCATCAACGGAACTGGTGCAGATAAAAAAGCAGCAGTTATTTCTTACGCCCGTTATCTGCGTGGAGCAGGTCTTGGTGACGAGACACAAGAGTTCAAGACAGTTATGGCAAAGGTAATTGAAGCCTATTCAAGTACCGATCCATCGACTGCCCGTGCTTCAGCAAAAGAAGCCTACGACCTAGTTATTGAAACCGTTTTTACGACTATTGGTGGCAAATCACCTGGCGCAACACAGTTCGCTCAAGAAGTTATTGGCGCGGCCCGTAGTGCAAAAGCGCGTACTTTTCAAATTGACGAATACGGAAATGCCGATGACGGCGGGGCATTGCAAATGCTAAGAACGCTTTTGCCTGCGAATGTCTTTGACGACATACCACTCCCAATCCAAGACAAGGTTGTTATCAACGGCGCAGGTTCTTTGACCGAACTTGCAGACGACGTGGAATACCTACCCGACTTTCGCCGTGTACGAGCATTAGCAGGCAACCCATTCTTTACCCGAAACACAGCAGGCAAGCAAAGAGCAGGAACAACCGCTGCCGAGTTTGTACAGCAAGAGATATGGAAACCATTGGCTCTCGCCACTGGCGGATATGTCATGCGTAACATGATTGACGCACAAACCCGTATCGCCATGTCAGGAATGTCAGGAGTGTTCAGCCACCCACAAGATTTCATTCTGTGGGTTCTCCGCAAAAAAGGAAACTTTGACATCACCGGTGAAGACTTCGGTGGTATTGCGGGCAACTGGAATAAAGAACAAGACGAGTTTTGGAAAGCACTCACCTTTGATGTTCACAAGAACCTTGAGAACCCTTGGGGTGTAGAAGAAGCATTGTTCCGTAACGGCAACTTCTCTATTGTTGATCGAGGCGACGACGCAGTTGCTCATGTCACTGGATATGTTGACAACCTTGCATTGATCCATGCCGACCCAATTTTGGTACAGATCGCACAATTAGGTTTAGAAAACCTCACCCAGCCACAACGCACACAGCGAATTGTTGACTGGCTATACAAGCCTGAGAACAAAGAACTTCTTGGTCAGTTGCGTAACTACTTTGCTGAAGGCATTAAATATGTTGACCCGACAACCGGTCAAGCAGGTCGAATCCGTATTGACCCAGCAGACCTTGACGATGCAGTCAACACTTGGGTTGATCGACTGTCAGAGTTCAAAGTAGGAACCGTTGTAAAAGACAACGAAGACCTTCGTGTGGTGGCCGCCTACAACAAAGTCCCTTTAACTGTTGAATCGGCACCAGGCAAATTTGTCGCTGTCGCTACAGAGAATGTTGATATCAACGACATTGACCCAGCAGACATCCTTTCAGGTAACGGTGGTATCGGATCTGTTGTTCGTCTTGCAAGCGGTGAAGAAGGCGTTATTATCCGTCAAGTAACCACGTCGGCTGGTATAGATGAATTTGTTATTCAGCCTGTCTATGCAGGACCTGCATTTACAAAAGATGGTTTAGGTACACAGAACCTTCGCAATCTTCTTGACACTCTTGGTGGGGATCAGAAACTTGCCCCCAAAGTTAAAATCGCTCAGCGCGGTCGTGGCGATTCATCTGATCTTGGTAAAAAGTTTTTGCAAGTCAAAGACAGTGCGGTTGACTTCTTCTTCGTAAACCTTTATGGCAAGGCAACCCAAGCACTTGAGAAGTCTCCGGTGTTCCGCCAGTATTACTATCGAGAAGTTTTCCAAAACGCTGACCTTTTAGATCCTGCTGAGGCAGCTGCTTTGTTGCAACGGGCTAAACAATCCGCATCTACTGCAAATATGAGCCTGAGCCGATACTTGGGTGGCAAAGATGTTGTTAGCAAACTTGAAGAAGTTGCTGCGATGACAGGCTCTAAAGCCACTGGAACTGTTGATCAGTTGGATGACTACGCTAAAGCGGTTGCTTTACGCAACACAAAAGAACTTTTGTACAACGCCACAGAGCGTTCCAACCTTGAAGATGTTCTTCGCATTGTTGTACCTTTCGGTTCAGCGTGGAAAGAAGTTCTCGGAACCTACGCAAAAAGCATTGTTGAAGACCCAACCCGCATCCGCAAAGCACAAGTCATTTTTGACGGTGCAAGAAAATTTGACCCCGACAATAACGGTGAAGGGTTCTTCTACAAAGACGCAACAACCGGTGAGTACTCTTTCAACTTCCCAATGTCAGGTCAGTTATCAAAACTTTTGACAGGCGTTGAAGCACCGATGCAGGCACCTGTAAAGCGCATCTCGATTGGTCTTGGAGTTGTTCCGTCTATCGGGCCGATGGCGCAAATCGCTGCTTCTAAGATTATTCCTGATACTCCAGCGACCGACTCGATTGTTAAGTTTCTTTTGCCTTATGGCAGAAAAGAAGGACTGTCTATTACCCCGTTGTGGATTCAGCGTTTCAACCAAGCATGGGAAGGTGACACGCAGAAACTTGAAACGGTGTACGGCAATACCTATATCGAGACGCTTCGTGCGTTGTCGGCTTCAGGCGAGTATGACCTTGCTGATCCGAACGAACAAGAAAAACTGTATGCCGATGCAAGAGGTAAAGCCCGTGCGTTGACAGCACTTCGTGCATTGGGTCAGTTCTTTGGTCCAACGTCGCCAGCACCTGAGTTCAAAATTGAAACCATTAGCGGTGACTTCTATGGCACCCAGTTGGTGAAAGAGTTCCAAAAGCTGCAAGATCCCAATTCAATAGGGGCTGATGGTGCAGCAGGTAACTACGACACAGCGGTAAGCCGGTTCTTGGACATCTACGGCAACGATGCTTTGTTGTACATTTCAAACAAGACAGAATCAATCGCTGGTGGTTTGGAAGCAACCGATGAGTTCGGCGACTGGGAACGCAGTGAAGGTAAAGGCTTGATTAGTCAATACCCTGATGTGGCTGGTTTCATGGCACCAGGTGGTGACGATTTCTCTTTTGAGGTGTGGTCACGCCAGTTGTCAAAGGGTCGCCGTCGCCGTCTGACGGATCGTGAGATTGTCGAGTTGGCTCAGTACAAAGCTGCCTCTGCCCAGTACCGTGAGTTGCGTGACAAGTTGCCACCACGCCCTACTGCGGATCAGAAGCGTTGGCTTCGCCAGTGGCGTGTCAAGTTAAACAAGGAATACCCTGGCTTCCCTGTGGTCGCCGAGTTCAACCCTGGTGAGTTCCCTAAGAAGTTGGAGCAGTTAGATCGTCTTGTCAAGGATGACCGTTTGATTGGTAACGACGTGGCTGATGCGACTCGTCAGTATTTGACAGCCCGTGATGCAGCCGTTGAGCGTTATGTTCAAGCCGGTGGTGCAGCAGGTGGGTTCTCGACTGCTACTGCTGCGGCACCTTTGCGTGACTGGCTCGCCGGTATTGGCAAGGCGTTGAAGCAGGACACCCCTGAGTTTGCTCGACTGTATGAAAGACTATTATCTAACGAGGTTGAAGAATGAGCGATAACAACACAAACACAAACACTGATGTAGATCTTTCAAACCTTCCTCCACTTGGACAGATTGGTGGTGGTGGGTACACGCTTCTTCCTGATGTCAAGTTGCCTAAAAGAACCGCCAAAGGTGCAGACAAATCAATTGGGACAATCCCCGCTGAAGACATTATTTCAGCGTCAGCAGGAAACAAAGATTTTGTTTATGTTGGTCAGAACCTTGTTAACGGATCTGGTGTTATTGCTCGTGGTCAATACTCGGAAGATGAGGCTTATTCGGAGTTAGCAAAACTTGCCCCTGCCCAACGACGTGAGTTTCAGAACCTTCTGTATTCGGTTGGTGCATACGGAAGTTCCAAGCCTTCACGATCTGGTTTCAATAGTGCCGACTTTTCTGCCGTGCGTGAGGCTTTGTTATACGCCAACTCTAAAGGCGTAACCCTTGATGTAGCCCGTTCGATGATGGCAACTGAACTTGGTGGTGGCGTAGGCGGTGGCGGGGGTCAGCGTGTCCGTACCACCGCAAAGCAGGATCTTCAAACCGTGTTCCGTCAAGTGTCCGGTCAGGTTCTTGGTCGCCGTTTGTCCGACTCTGAGGTTGAGAAGTTTGTCAAGGCTTACAACCAAAAAGAGATTTCGGAAGCCTACGGCGGTGAGGCTGCACCACAGGCTGATGTGGCTGCTATGGCACAGATTGAGTCTGCTGTCCCTGAAGAAGCAGGGGCTGTGGGGATGTTGAAGTTGAGCAATGTTATTGATAGCGCAATTAAGGAACTTGGATAATGGCAACAGCTGCTGAAATTGAAAAACAAATTGCAGACACGCAAGCAATCATTGACCAGATTGAGAACGCTGAAACTACTGCCCAAGGAACTTTTGTTTATCGTGGTAGGACATACACACCAGCGCAACTTGAGTCATTGGCTAAGCCTTATCAGGCTCGTTTAAGTGCTTTGAACAAGATTTATTCTCCTTACGCTTCAGCATCTGCTCGGTTGTCAAGGGCTAGAGAAGTAGCGAAGAACCCAATTACAGAGTCTCCTACTGGTATGACACAGGCTGAAGCGAACAAGGCTGTCAAAGATGCTGAGGCTTTGCTTGCTACTGCCACTTCAAACTTAGGCACTGCTGTCATCCCCGCTGAAATTACTGCCCCTGTTTCTTCTGGTCGGCGCGGTCAAAGCGGTATGTCCGAAGCAGAGACAATGAAGATGGCTGCTGGTTTGGCAAAGATGCCTAAGAAAGAAACCAAAACTGAAAAACTTTCTTCAGATAAAACAAACAAGCCTGGTGTCGGCGGTGGGCCTACAAAGCCAGGTATGGCACCAGGAGACACCACGGTCAAGGGTGGTACCAACTACACATGGGACGGAACCAAATGGGCTAAGTCAGGAACAGGTTCTTTTGAAAAGACTGAAGCGACGTTCCGCAAGATGTTCCCATCACAAGCATGGTTGCTTGATTTGGATCGTGGCAAATACCCGAAACTGTTTGAACTTATTCGCCGTGCTGTTGATGGTCGGATGTATGAAACATCACAGGGACTTGAGCGTTTTGCTGCCGAATTAAAGAACACTGATTTCTACACGGAACTTGCCACCACCGACAAGATTCGCCAGATCAAGGCTGTCACCGGCGACCTTGGGTTTGAAGGATCAAACTTCAACAAGTTCCTCACCACCTCGATGAACATGGGCTGGGAAGGCGACACTCTCAAGGCTGAAACCTACAAGGAAGTTTTCCGCAAGGATGACCAAGGTAACTATCTGAACACGACAGCGGTGCAACGCGCTAAGAAGTCAAACGATTACCTGAAGGTTGCCAACGTCGGCAAGGCTTTCTTCAATACCATTTCGGATTCCACCATTGAAAGCCGCCTGACCGGTGCATTAAACGACGATGATATCCAGCGTCAACAGCGTGAACTGGCAAAAACCAAGTACGCCCATCTTGGGAATCTCATTGACCAAGGTTTCACTCTTGCTGATCTTTCATCAGGGTTCAAACAACAAGCTGCCCAACTTCTTGAAAAAGACGAGAACGCTATCGACATGAGCCAAGCAGATTTTGAAGCGGCCTACAACTACGGCGAGCCAGGTCAGAAACGAATGATGACCAACGGCGAGTGGGAAATCATGCTTCGTAGCAACGCTAAGTTCGGTTGGGATAAAACGAACAACGCCAAGGCTGAGGCTCGACAACTTGCCTCTAGTATCAGTCAAGCCTTCGGAAAGGTTATCTAATGGAAGACCAGTCAGCATTTGACATCCTTGCGGACACATTAAAGTATTACGGTTTAATCAGCGACACAGGTGATCAGTCCTTGTTGGATGATGTAAAAGCTGCATGGCTCGGTAAAACCATCGGACCTAACAGCACCATTGACGATGTTGGGATCCAGTTGCGTAACAGCAAAGCCTTCCAAGATCGCTTCCCAGCCAACAAGCAACTTCAAGCACAGGGCAAGCCACAGTATTCAGTGAGCGAATATCTCCGTCTTGAATCTTCATACAAGGCACGGTTGCAGGAAGCCGGTATGCCCGCAGGTTTCTACGACCAGCCAAGCGATTTCCAAAACTTCATTGCCAACGACGTGTCCCCCGATGAGGTGGGCGCACGGGCGCAGTTGGGGTATCAGGCTGTTCGACAGTCAAGCCCTCAAGTGGTTGCAGAATTCAAGCGTCTGTATGGCGTGAACGAAGGCGAACTAGCTGCGTACTTTATTGACCCGACCCGTATGCGTCCGACCTTTGATCGTTACGAAGCAGAGCGTCAAGCCCGTTCAGCCCAAATCGCAGCGCAAGCCACAACCCAAGCAGGCTTCACCCTCGGTCAGCAACAGGCTGAAGAACTAGCCCGTGCCGGTGTCACACAAGAACAAGCACAAGCAGGCTTCACCGCTTTAGGCGACACACAAGAACTGTTCCAAACGTCGCTCGCAGGTGAACAGCAAATCACACAGCAAGAACAAATTGCAGGCACCTTCAACACGAACGCTGAAGCCCGCCAAAAGATTGCAGCTCGCAGGCGTGGACGACAAGCAGCGTTTGAAGCAGGCGGTGGATTCGCCACAGGTCAAACAGGTGTCGCAGGTCTTTCTACTGTAGGGCAGTAGCATAAAAAAAATACCTGTGTTACTGTAAGTCCGATCCCGATGGGAAGACACATAGGTAAGCCCCCGTGCCTATGTCGTAAATAGGGGTGTAACAATTTAACGCAGCCACCACAACCCTCCAGTGTGGTGTGGGCAGAAACAGGAGTGTGCCAAATGTCAGAGATCGACTACGAAGATTACTCGGACGACGACCAGCAAGAACCACGCAAGGACCCAGTCCGAGCAAGGCTCAAGCAGTTGGAAAAGCAGAACGCAGAACTAAGCCGGTTGGTTGAACAAGCCAACTCAGCACAGCGGGAACTGACTTTTACTAAGGCAGGGATCAACCCTGACGAACCAAGGTTTAAGTATTTCCTTAAGGGCTACGACGGTGAACTTACTGTGGATGCAATCCGACAGGCCGCAGAAGAAGCACAATTGCTTACACCCCAGAACCCAGTCAATGACTCGGATAAGGCAGCATGGCAGCAGTCCAACAGGATTGCAGCTGGAGCCGAATCAGGATCAGATGGGCCTTCATGGATGAAGCGAATCGCAGACGCTGGTTCCGAGGAAGAATTGATGGCGGTTTTCGCTGAGGCGCAAGCCCAAGGCATTGACCTTGGATCAATTTAACCCCTCTACCTATTAAGGAAAAAACCAAATGGCTGACTATTACGCAGCAGAAATCGGCACCGCCAACCTCTCGGTTGATCAGATTGCCTTTGAAAAGATGGCATATTTTGCCCTCCGTCCAGAGATGTACTTTGACCAGTTCGCAGATGTTCAAGCAACAAATGCAACGAACCCTGGTTCATCTATCAAGTTCACCGTCTTCGCTGACCTTGCAGCAGCTACTACTCCTCTTGGCGAAGCCGAGGATGTAACTCCTGTTTCAATGTCTGACAGCCAGGTCACCGTTACTCTTGAGGAGTATGGTAACGCCACTGTCACCACAGCGAAGTTGCGCGCATCTTCGTTCATGCCTGTTGACCCAGTTGCAGCTCAGGCTGTTGGTTACAACGCTGGTTTGTCAATTGACACCATCGCTCGTAATGTTGTTCAGGCTGGCGACAATGTGATTTACGCAACCGGCGGTGCTGTCGCTCCGTCAAGCCGTACAACGGTTAACGCAGATGACACCCTTGCAGCTAACGATGTCCGTCGAGTCGTCGCTCAGTTGCGTGGTGCAAATGTGCCAACCATCAACGGTTCATATGTTGGCTTCATCCACCCCGACGTGTCTTACGACTTCCGTTCGGCAACCGATGCAGCAGCATGGCGTACCCCAGCGAACTATGTAAATCCTGAAGGCATTTACAACGGTGAAATCGGAATGTTTGAAGGCGTTCGCTTCATGGAGTCCTCACGCGCTCCATTGTTTGCTAACGCATCCAACAACAGCGGTTCTGCTGGAACCATCGACGTGTACGGCACATTGATCATGGGTCGCCAGGCTCTCGCTAAGGGTGTTTCCCTTGGTGGCGAGTACGGCGCACAGCCAACGATCGTGTACGGCACGGTGACCGACCTCCTCAAGCGTTTCCGCCCTGTGGGTTGGAAGCACTTCGTGGGTTACGGTGTGTTCCGTCAGGAAGCCCTCCGTCGTATCGAGTCGGCTTCGTCCATCGGCACCAACGCCTAATAAT